GACTTGATAGCCAGATCAATCGCCTTAACCTCAGTTATAAGTTTCATGATTACTTTCCTTTCTGTTACTTGCTTTTCGTCAATCCCTACTTGTTACCTAGAGATTGATAAAGAGCAAGTATACAATTCTTCTTATGTTTGTGGGTACTAGCCTTTTCGCGTTTGCGATTGCTTAGGGTTACTCGGTACTAGTGCGCGGCTACTGCCTTTTTACGTCAACCTGTACCTCAGGTGCGGCGCATCTAGTGATCTCCCCTAGCGTGTCTTTTAGATAAGTCAGCGCGACACGAGCGCCCGGTAGCCTAAAGCCCCTCATATTTATCCCGTCAAGCCTCTCCCGCTACCGCCTCACGCTGGCAGCATTCTAGACCATCAAGTATGTAAATCAGCAGCGCAGCCAACCTCTCAACCGCAAGTATATCGCAGCATCCTAAGTAAACCGCTAAGTGTGATGTGTCCGTCTGTTTCGTTTGTTCTCCATGTCTCTCTCTATGAACCCAACATAACACAACCGAATAGGCGTGGTAGTACCAGTTGCTCGAAAATGGTAGTACCAGATATGTAACTGGATGTGTTACAAATACCCGGAGGTATGTAAGATTCTTTATATAAATCATATGGATAAATCTTTGAGACATTGGTTGTTGGTTAACCCACATAAATTGTATACAATCAATATGTAAATCCAATTGATGTATCCCTTTGGTAAAACAATTATATAAAACAATCTGTTAGGAATATATTCCTAGGGCCTCCCCTAAGTATATACAATAAGTTTATACAATATATAGATAAAATCTCTTTAGGTTTACTCCTAGGGTTAACGGGTGGGAGGGGGGTTAGGGCTACCTTCCATCCCCCTAATCACAACTAAAGATTTTCTCAGAAAAATTCTAGACAAATGGGTTTTACCCCTAGTCATCCGTAGCATTTACCTGTGACATATCAGCGCAGATATATTATTATGTTGATCTAGACCGGGGGTGAGACATAATAGTTCTTGATTCCCGGTTAGCTATATGTTATAATAACCATATGTTAAACCGGGGGGATTAAACTTAAGTTAGACTAGTCCTAGATAGAGGTAATAAAATCTCTAAGGTACTAAAGTTAAAGTATCTTACCTAAGGAACAACTAATAGTATAACCTATAGTTAAACCATTCTTATCTTTTGTCTTTCTTTTGTCTAACCATTCTTTGACAGGGGCTCGAATTTATGGGTGTCTACTCACCAGCAGGGAATCTTTATGTAACTGTCAATGACACGACAGGTACTGGAAGGTATGCTGCTGATGGTTCTGTCAGGATTACTCTTGTCTCTGGTAGTACCTATACTGGTCTGTATGCCCCTGATGGGTCCATGAATGTGGTCAAGGAGGATGGACCTCTCTATCATCCCTGCGGTGCTGTCCGAGGTATTATCCCCTATGGTGGTCGTAGTCTTCATGCTCCTTCTGGGGCTTTCTATATGGATGGTCTTGACCAGTCCTTCTTTAATCTTGAGACTGAGGATGGGTTTAACCTCCTTCAGGAAAACTCTAGCTTCATTCTTCTGGAATAGGATCAGTATGGCTAAGAAACCGAATATCACAACAGTTACTTCTGGGTACCAGTCTACGGATGTTTTGAATACAAACTTCCAGAACCTGCGTGATGCTTTTGATAATGTCTTGTCCAGAGATGGCAGTACTCCTAACTTTATGGATGCTGACCTTGACATGGATTCTAATGACATCCTTAATGTCAACACCCTCAGCGTTGAGGGTCTCTACATTAATGGCCAGCCAGTCTCACCGGGTACTATCCAGTACAATGGTGTTACGAAAGAGACACAGGTAGCTACCTCAGGTCAGACAGTCTTTAATCTTTCTAATATTACATACACACCGGGGATTAACAATCTTTCGGTCTACGTCGATGGTGTATACCAGAATCCGACTACATACTCTGAGACTAATGCTACAAGGGTAACATTCTCTGTTGGTCTCCACGTAGGAGCTATCGTTGACTTCGTAGCCCTTACTATTAATGCTATCTCAGGTACAACAGACGCTACCTCTGTAACTTATACTCCTGCCGGATCTGGAGCAGTTACAACTTCAGTTGCTAATAAGCTTAAGGAGACTGTTTCAGTCAAGGACTTTGGTGCCGTAGGCGATGGCGTTGCGGACGATACGGCCGCTATTCAAGCCGCGATTAACTCTTTTAAGACAAATGGCATACCTATTCTACTGAACGGAAATTTTCGGATAACCGCGCCGCTTGTCTATCAAACGCAGGGTAGCTCTAGCGGCTTGCAGATTGTTGGAACCGGCATTTACGACAGTTCGATCATTGCCGATTTTACAGGTACAACCGCCTTTGATATTGATGGATCATCTCTCCAGAAAAATAGATTTCAATACGGTGGCGGGTTCCGCGATTTTCAGATTACAACTGCACTCGGCGCGGCGGTTGAAAACGCCATCACATGTAATGGGTGGTGGTTTGCAACGCATAGCAACTTGCTGATTGGTAATTTTGGCTCTGCTTCGTTCACAAAAAATGGCCTTTACATTCCGTTACGGACAGACATCGACGCAAACCCGGATGCTTACGCCTCTGTTAATTGGGCGTTAAACAGCGTTCAGATAGATTTTATGGGTGAGTATGGCGTCTATGGCGCTAACAACACCGGATATGCAAACTGGATTATCAATGGCGGGCGTTTTGAACGCAACGGCTTGGACGGTTTGTATGTCAACACTAATGGGTGGCGCGTTACTAATGCGGCAATCGCCGCAAACGGCCGTTACGGTATCAACTACACTGGTTCGGCCAGCATTACGCTTACGAACGGTTTTTTTAGCCAGTGCGAAATAGATGGTAACGCAACTGCTGGCATTCGTATAAGCCGCGTCAACAGCGGCGTATTTCAAAACATGCGTTTGATAAGCCGCGTATTAAACACGGTTGAGACGCAACTAACACATGTATTGGGCGACGGCGCCAACGTTATTCTGGGGATGGAAATGGCCAATTTCTACCATAGAGTTGAAACAGGAATTACGTCTCCTGTGACGCTATACAGTTTTGGTTCTGCTTCTTCAAATGTACAGGGCAACACCATTAAAGGTTACTCGCTGCTTAATTCAGCGGGAGTTACTGTTACAGAACAGTCTGCGGCTCTTCTTGATCGCAGGTACAAGAACTACGTTTCGGATCGTTTTGGTGCCGAGAAAACAGCATCCCCAACCAAATTTGCTTGGTCTAGTCAAAGCAACCAAGCGATCACTAACACACTCTCGACGTGGATTTTTGACCAGAATGTTTCGGCTACAGGCTGGACCGACTATAATACCACTACGGGCGTTTTGACCGCTCCGCACAACGGGTTTTATTTCTTCAACATAAACTTCAATCTTACGAGTGTCCCTGCTGGCGAACGCATTGTTGTTAACTTGGTGCGTGCGGGGTCTGTAATTCGTACTTGGTATTGGGATTGGCCTTCTGGTGTCGGCGCAGACCGCTGGGCGTTTACTGCATCTGATCTAGTCACTGTCAACGCAAGCCAGCAGCTACTTATTGAGGTTCAAGCCACTGTTGCCTCTGCTACGCTGTTTGGCAACGCAAAACTTGACATATTTGCGGTGTAGATAATGCTTACGCCAGGATACAACTTGACTGCCACTGAACGTGTCCTCCCGCGTTTGGCTTTGGATTTTACGACGGCATCTTTGGATAGCCGCGTAACTGTTTCCCGCGCGCTTGACACAGCCACGCGCATAAACAGCAGTGGGTTTATTGAGACGGTAAACGCAAATCTACCGCGTTTTGATTACGACCCCGTCACCATTGGAACATGCAAAGGTTTGCTTATCGAAGAGACGCGGGCAAATGCGCTGCCCAGCAGCAATGATTTTACTAACGCAACATACTGGGTAGTCAACGGATCACCGACAGTTTTAGCCGATCAGGTTTCTTCGCCAGACGGCACTACAAATGCCTGCACCATGGAAGTATCGGGGGCCAGCAACGGATTTGGTGTCTATTCTGCCGCGACTTTTGCCGCAGGCACATACACAGCATCGCTTTATTTCAAACCTATTTCCGGCAACCTAGTGTTTCGTTTAGGGTTTAGCACGACTAACTCAACCATAAACATGAACACCTTGGCTATCGTAAACGGCGCTAACAGCGTTGGTACTGTAGAAGCTGGGCCTAACGGGTACTATCGCTTCAAGGTGACTGTAACTACGGCGTCTACTTTGTCGCTTAACATCTATAGCATTGGCAGCAACACTGGAAAGATGGCGTTCTACGGGGCGCAAATTGAAGTCGGTGCCTTCGCTACGAGCTATATTCCTACGACGACGACAAGCCTGACGCGAAATGCCGATGTCGTCAGCATGACAGGAACCAATTTCAGCGATTGGTATAACGCCAGCGAAGGTACGTTTGCTGCTCGGGGCACTCGTTTTGCTACTGGTTTAGTGACGAACATTCTTGGTGTTTCGGATGGCACAACGACCAACCGCATCCGTCTGTACCAAGAAACCAATAACCGCATGACAATTAATACTCCTGTGCTGGGCAGCACGACGACCGGAAATGGCGGTTCAACATACGGAGTTGCCTCCGCATATTCTTCTAATGGTGTCGGCATTTCATGTAATGGAGGGACTGTTGCGGTTTCGGGCGCTGGGGCATTGCCAACGGGCATTTCGTCAATGGATATCGGCCGCAATAGCCCAGCATCTACCGTAACATTGAATGGTTGGCTGCAATCAATTCGCTATTGGCCGCAACGTCTAACCAATGCTGAACTTCAAGCCTTTTCAAAATAAGGATTTATCATGGCTTTGACTAAAGTAACATACTCCATGATTGAAGGCGCAACCGCCAACATTTTGGATTTTGGTGCCTCTCCGTCAAATTCTGCTGCAGATAATACTACAGCGATCAATGCGGCTATTCAAGCAGCTAACAGTATTTATATACCATCTGGTGTATTTACAACAAATTTTATTACATTGCGTTCTGGTGTATCAATTTATGGTGCTGGTCCTTCATCTATCCTGTCATTTCCGGCTGGACAATCTGGACTATACGGTCTTTCTTCTGGCGCTGGAAGCTATCTAGAAGACATTACACTTTCAAACTTTAAGCTGCTAGGCGCGGTTGCAGCATCCGGGTTTAGTGAATTTGTTCATCTGATTAACGTCAATGGCGTCCGCAATCTTTTAATTGATGGAGTGCAATTTGTAGGCTTCCAAGGTGATGGCCTGTATCTTGGAGCGCACTCCGACAACACGCGCCATAATATTAATGTATCTGTTACAAACTGTTTGTTTGACGGTGTTAACAAAGATAATCGCAATGGTATTAGTGCTATTGATTGTGATGGTCTAAAAGTAAGCGGCTGCTCCTTTAAACGCCTTACTCGGTCAAACATGCCGGGGCCAATTGATATTGAACCAAACGTCAACGCAAATACAGTCAGAAACATTTCAGTCATTGGAAACAGTTTTGAGGATACGGACGCGGCTGTAGGTGTGTTCAGCGTTGCTGTTGTTGGCAAGACTTTAACAGTTGACCCTACTAATTTTACTTTTAGTAACAACATTGTAAATGCTACTCAACGCATGGTAACGTTTCTTGTTGATGGAACTTATACGTCAAACCACAATCTTAATGTTATTGGGAATACGTCAGTTGGTACTGGAGGCGGAGGTCAATTTTACCCAAAACTACATGGCGGATGTTTTTCTAACAATATAATACGTGGTGGAACGTTGTTTGGCTTTTCTGCCGGAGATAGTATTAAAGACCTATCCATTATTGGAAATACTTTTGATGGCGCTAGCGTAACCGATAGAGCGTTTAACTTGCGTGACGGTAGCGGTATTACAATTTCCGGTAACACTTTTTCAAATTACACTACCTACGGATTTTTGTGTGGTATTTCTGGCGGCACTCTTTCAAACGTGTCAATCACAGGTAATACGTTTGTGAACGTAAGCACCTATGCTGTTGGTTCAGCTGGTGGCACTGATGGTTCAACTTGTACTTATATGAACAATACCAGCGCAGTCACACATCAGTTTCCGGCTTGGAGAACTGATGACACAGGTAACATCACCAATGGTGATACCTCGCCTACTACGTTTAATGCTGACAATCTTCCTAGTGAGTTTGCTCGCCAAGGTATTTTTAGATCAACAATAAACGGTGATACGGCTGTTCCTAATACTAGTGGGCGTCAGGGGCTTCTTGAAACACATTGCGAAGCGGGACAAAACGGGCGCAAATGGAAGTACCAAGTGTACTGGCCCGCAAACAACACGACCAATGTAAAAAGTTTTTATCTGCGTAAAGCGGCAAATGCTACCGATACATGGGAAACGTGGGCAGAAGTAGTTGGCGTTTAAACACTATAGTAAGGATAAATAAATGGCTGATACAAAAATCTCTCAGTTGACTGCGGTATCAACACCGTTGGCAGGAATAGAAGTTCTTCCGATTGTGCAGAGCAGCACAACAAAGAAGGTTACTGTTGACCAGATGATTGCAGCACAGCTTACTGCTAATATCCTCACAGAATCAGGGACAAGCAGAACTCTGTCTGCCTCGGATAATCAGAAGGTTATCTACTGCACCAGTGGGTCTGCTGTAACAATTACCTGTGCATCTGGTCTTGGTGTTGGTTTCAATTGCACGATTATCCAAGGTGGTGCAGGTAAAGTCACTGTTGCTGCTGGTGGTCAGACGCTGGTGAGTTACTCAAGCTTGTTCAGTACAATGGGCCAGTACGCGGTGATCTCCCTTGTCTGTCCTGTTGCTAATACTTTTGTTGCTGCTGGTAATCTTGGTGTCTAAGAATGTCTGATGATCTCAAAGCACTTCTTGATGAAGCCGCAGAGCGTGGTGCAGAAGCAGCCCTTAAGAAAATAGGATTGCACGATAAACACGCTGGTAAGGATATTCAGGAAGTGCGAGATCTTCTTTACAATTGGCGCGAGACAAAGAAGACTATTGCTCAGACAGTAGCTAAGATTATAACAACAGGTATCCTTGCTATGCTGGCTTTGGGTACTTGGCAGTATATGGAGACAAAATGATTAACCGTAAAATCTTTTTTGACAAGATTAGACAGAGCCTTTTCAAAGGGTCGTTAAGCCAGTCTCAGGTTGATGGCATGAACTATATGCTTGATGTCTTTGAGAATGATTATAACTGGTCTGATCTTCGTTGGATATCTTATGCGTTTGCTACGGCATATCATGAGACTGCTTTTACGATGCAGCCAATTAAAGAGTATGGTGGCGAGTCGTATCTTCAGAGTAAGCCGTATTATCCCTACTATGGTCGTGGTTATGTCCAGTTGACTTGGGAAGAAAATTACCGTAAAATGGGTGATAAGCTTGGTGTTAACATGCTTGGGGCTAATAAAGATAAAGCCCTTGAGCCATCTATTGCTGCTGAAGTTATGTATGTTGGCATGAGAGATGGTGACTTTACTGGTAAAAAACTGTCAACTTACTTTTCTTCTTCGGTTAATGATCCAGTGAATGCCAGAAGAATTATCAACGGTACTGACAAGGCTCAGACAATTGCTGGATACCACGATAAGTTCCTTTCTGCTTTTAATGAAGCGCATACCTCAGAAGAAAATACGAATACAGTAGACGAATCTATTTGGATTAAAAGAGAAGAAGTAGCCCAAAAGCTGGAAGCATTAGCAAAGGAAATCAGAGGATGACCGACGAACTTGCAGGAAAAGTTCTTGAAGCTTATAAAACTTCACCTCTTCTTACCGGATTGCTTCTGTTAAACATTGGGCTATTCATTGGGATGGGCTGGTACATTGTGCAGGTCCAGAACAATGCCAGAGAATTTGTTAAAGATCTGCAAACTGAAGTAATAGCATTAGCTAAGACTTGTAATAAATAGGAAAAAATAAATGAATAAAGAATCAATTCTTGGTGTTATTCGTCACATCCTGACCTTTGGTGGTGGCTTTGTCGTAGCACAGGGTTTTGTTGACCAGAGCATGGTTAGCGATGCCGTTGGTGCGCTTATGACATTGATTGGTATTGCTTGGTCTGTCTATGACAAGAAGGCTCTAATTAAGTAATGGATTGGATTGGAGTCATCCTTTTCCTCTGCGCTTTACTCGGTCTTACTGCTGGGGCTTTTATGGTTGCTAGAAGTCCTGCATTCTGGCTAGGTATGGGTGAAGAAATCTTTAAGAAGATGATTCCAATTATTACAAAGAGAATGACACCAGAGGAAGAAGAAGCTTGGAGAAAGTGTATTCTTAAGGGTGGCGAATGGGATTACAAAAAGAAGAGATGTAAATGAAAAAGAAGTTTGACGGAGACCAGCTTGTCAAGATTGTTAGGAAGCGTAGGACAAAGCCTAAGCACCTCAGAGTACGGAAGAAGCTTGGACCCAAGTCTGATATGAGAGGTGCAAGATAATGGGTATGACGCATACAAAGGGTTTGTTCTATGAGACTACCCTCCCTGAGAATAGGGAAGAAATGGGTACTGCATGGACTCTGAAAGAGAATGATCATCAGGCTGATGGCCGGGTCTACAAGTCCATGAAGAAGATGTATATTGAAATGGAGGATGTAACTGAGTACGATTTTGCTCATGCTGCCCTTGGCTCTTATAAGCATTGGGAGCGACTTCTTGAATCTCCTATCATTCGTCCTCACATTGACCAGTGGAGAAAAGAACTGAACCTGAAGCTGAAGGCCAGAGCTATGAAGTCTATCATTAAGGCTGCTACCGAAGATGAGAAGCTTTCGTTCCAGGCTATGAAGTATCTTGCTGATAACGATTACCTTGATAAGAAGGGTAAGAGAGGAAGACCCAGCAAGGAAGAAGTACAGGCTGAACTCCGTAAGGAAGTCCAGACGAATAAGACCTTGCTTGATGATGCAGCCAGAATTGGTCTTAAGCTGGTTAAGTAATGGCAAGCATTGAAGACATCAGAGAAGCTGCTGAACAGGATCTTCTGACCTTTATTAGGCTTGTTGCACCGCAGAGAGTTCTTGGCTCAGTCCATGAAGAACTCTGCCGTTGGTGGAACAGGGAAGATGCTAAGTCTCATCAGCTTACCCTGCTGCCCAGAGATCATGGTAAGTCTGCCATGATTGCTTATCGGGTTGCTTGGAAGTTGACCAGAGACCCTACCCTGAGAATCCTGTACATCTCTGCAACTTCTAATCTGGCCCAGAAGCAGCTTTCGTTTATTAAGTCTATTTTTACTTCGGATATCCATAGGAGATATTGGCCTGACCATATCCATGATGACGAAGGCAAGAGAGAAAAGTGGACAATGAGTGAAATCTCACTGGATCACCCCAGAAGAAAAGAGGAACACATCCGTGATCCTTCAGTCTTTACTGGTGGTCTGACCACTTCACTGACAGGATTGCACTGTGATATTGCTGTACTCGATGATGTCGTCGTCTATGAGAATGCGTATACTCAGGAAGGTAGGGACAAAGTTAAGTCTCAGTATTCTCTTCTGTCTTCTATTGAGGGCGCTAACGCCAGAGAATGGGTGGTGGGTACACGGTACCATCCCAAGGACTTGTACTCAGAACTCCTCAGTATGGAGGAGGATATCTATAACAAGGATGGTGAGATAATCGGGTCTGAGCCTATCTATGAAACCTTCGAGAGGGCTGTAGAGGACGTAGGGGATGGAACTGGTGAGTTTCTGTGGCCGAAGCAGGTAAGACACGATGGTAAGTCCTTTGGGTTTGACATTCAGATCCTTGCTAAGAAGAGAGCGCAGTACTTGGACAAGACCCAGTTCAGGGCGCAGTATTATAATGATCCGAATGACCCGGATAACAGACCCATTGACTATGATAAGTTCCAGTATTTTGAAAAAGAATACTTGACAAATACGGCAGGTTCGTGGTATTATAGAGAACGAAAGCTTAATGTCTTTGCTGCTGTAGACTTTGCTTACAGTCTTAGACGTAAAGCAGACTATACCGCGATTGTAGTTATAGGTGTTGATTACGAAAATAATGTTTATGTTCTTGACATTGACCGATTCAGAACGGACAAGATTTCAGAATACTTCAGACACATTCTTGATCTGCTTAATAAATGGGATTTCAAGAAGCTTAGGGCTGAAGTAACGGCTGCACAGGCCGCGATTGTGCAAGAGTTAAAGGACAGTTATATCAAGCCTCATGGCCTGATGCTCAAGATCGAAGAGCATAGACCGACAAGGCATGATGGTTCAAAGGAAGAGCGAATGTCTGCTGTCCTAGAACCAAGGTACGATAACCTTTCCATCTACCATTACAAGGGTGGTAACTGTCAGCTTCTTGAGGAAGAGCTTGTAACGAATAATCCTCCTCATGATGACATCAAGGATGCTCTTGCCTCTGCTATCGGTATTGCTGTTAAACCGTCAAGCAATGCTGCTGGTAGAAGATTTAATACCGAGAACATTATTTTTTCTTCTAGATTCGGAGGCATTGCTCACTAATGGCTGGTACTACAATTGACATGTCGCTGATTATCAGCCCGGACAATATCGCTACGGAAATCTCCGATAGATGGCGTCTCTGGAATCAGCAAAGAGTTGGTAAGCTTGAGGAGTGGAAGGAACTTCGTAACTACCTCTTCGCTACCGATACCAGATCCACAAGCAACAGTGATCTTCCTTGGAAGAACTCTACGACTGTCCCTAAGCTGACACAGATCAGAGATAACCTCCATGCCAATTACATGGCTGCTCTGTTTCCACAGAACAAGTGGATGAGATGGACTGGTCAGGACAAGGATTCTAATACCAAGGTCAAGAGAGATGTTATCCAAGCTTATATGGAGAACAAGGTACAGCTTTCTGACTTTGAGATTACGATGTCTAAGCTTGTCCTTGATTATATTGACTATGGTAATTGCTTTGCCACGGTAGATTACGAGACTAATTATACAGAACTTGAAGATGGCGAGTTTATCGCCGGGTATATCGGCCCGAAGATTGTCAGAATCTCTCCCTACGATATTGTCTTTAACCCCGTTGCTGCTGACTTTAAGAAGACTCCGAAGATCATCAGATCTCTTGTTACCTTTGGTGAGGCTAAGAAGATGATTGAGGATGATCCGAACAAGGAGTTCATGTCCAAGGTCTTTGATAGAATGATCGGGACCAGAAGTGCTATTCAGGGTTACTCTGACTCGGATCTTCATAAGAACGATGGCTTTGTTGTAGATGGCTTCGGGTCTATCAGAGAATACTATGAATCTGATTATGTTGAGATCCTGACATTTTATGGGGATATCTATGACAAGGCAACGAATACTCTGCTCAAGAACAGAATCATTAAAGTTGTTGATAGATCTTACATCCTTAACGATATTCCTAATCCTAGTTGGCTTGGTACTTCCCCTATCTTCCATGTAGGTTGGAGAGAAAGACCTGATAACCTGTACGCTATGGGGCCTCTGGATAATCTTGTTGGTATGCAGTACCGTATTGATCACCTTGAAAACCTTCGTGCTGACGTATTCGATCAGGTAGCGTTTCCTGTCATCAAGATCAAGGGTGATGTTGAGGACTTTGACTTCCAGCCCGGTTCCAGAATCTACTGTGGTGATGAAGGTGATGTAACCTACCTCCAGTCTGATGCTGCTGGTACAGCCCTTACCGCTGACAACCAGATTGCTGTCCTTGAGAACAGGATGGAACAGCTTGCTGGTGCGCCCAGAGAAGCTATGGGTATTAGAACACCCGGTGAAAAGACAGCATTTGAGGTAAGTTCTCTCCAGAATGCTGCATCCAGAATCTTCCAGAACAAGACCCAGCACTTTGAAAAGATCTTCGTTGAGCCTATCCTGAACTCAATGCTTGAGGCTGCAAGAAGGAACATGGATGCTACGGATATCATCCGGGTCTTTGATGATGAACTTGGTATCTCTATCTTCCAAACGATTACAAAGGAAGATATTACAGCAAAGGGTAAGATTATCCCAATGGGTGCCAGACACTTTGCTGAGAGAGCGCAGAGACTTCAGAACCTCCAGCAGCTTTGGCAGATTAAGTCTGCTGATCCTACGGTTGCTGCACATATGAGTGGTAAAGAGTTTGCCCGTATCCTCTCTGAGGAGCTTGGTGAGAAGAACCTGTTCTCTGAGAACATTGCTGTCTATGAAAACTATGAGACACAGAAGACAGCACAGGAAGTCCAGCTTATGGCTGAAGAAGAGAACATGATTGCTGCTGAACAGGGAATCTAAAATTGAAAACAATTTGGTTTATGGATCTTCCGAAGGACCAACAGGAAGGTTTCAAGAAACAGATTAGTTCTTCCAAGGATGTCTTGGAGAAACTTGAGAAGATAATCAAGGATAAGATCAAGGAAGTTGTTCTTACCGAAGATTATGAGAATCCTAGCTGGGCTTATAAGCAAGCAGATAGGAACGGTTATAACAGGGCTTTGACAGAAGTCCTTAACATTTTAAAGTTCTAGACCAAGGAGAACGTATGACAGATATTTTTAATGCCGCGACCACGGCTGAGACGGCAACTGCGGATCAGGTGACTCAGACAAACGATTCATTTGTGGCACAGTTGGTAGGAGAAGGCAAGAAGTTTAAGGATGTGGAATCCCTTGCAAAGGGGAAACTTGAGGCAGATAGACACATTGGTGAAATCACCAAAACTCTGGATGAACTCCGGGCAGAGCTTGCAAAGCAGGACTATGCCAAGACACTCCTTGAACAGATGAGCAAGGGTTCTGATGCTGGTGCAGAACAGCCGACTCTGAATACTACCAGTCCCTCTAATACTGAGAATACCACTCAGAGCGCGAGTGACATCGAATCCCTTGTAGAAAGAGTTATCACTGAGAAGGAAAAGAATCGGACTCTTAACCAGAACCTTGGAGTTGTCTCTGAGGAAATGGAGAAGAAGTTTGGAGACAAGGCTGGTCAAGTTCTTAAGACGAAGAGTCAGGAACTTGGAATGTCCTTGGATAGGCTAAAAGAAATTGCTGCTGAGTCTCCTACCGCATTTTTCCAGTTGATTGGTGTATCTGCACAGAAGCCTTCAATGGCCGCAGCACCCCAGTCTTCAGTTCGTAGTGAGGGCTTTAATCCTAATTCTGCTGACAGAGATTTTGATTATTATCAGAAGCTTCGTAAGGAGAACAGGAGTCTCTATTATTCCCCGAAGATTCAGAATATGCTTATTCAGGATCGTCAACGTCTGGGGGATAGGTTCTACAAATCTTAACATTATAAAGGAGAACAGTTATGTCGGGTATGACAACTGCTAATACTACACTCCTTACTCGCGCAGAGGTTTGGTCGCGTGAGCTTAAGGAAATTCTGCGTGATGAGCTTATGGCTCAGACCTACGTTCGTTGGCTTCAGGAGTTCCCTGATGGCGATACGTTCAAGATCCCGTCTATCGGTCAGGCGTATGTCGATGACTACGCTGAAGATGAGGCGGTTAAGTACCGTCCTCTGGATACGGGTCAGTTCACCTTCCAGATCACTGAGTACCTGTCTTCGGGTACCTATGTGACAAAGAAGGCTGAGCAGGATATGTTCTACATGAACGAGCTTGTTTCGCGCTTTGTGCCGGAGCAGGAGCGTGCGATTATGGAGCATGTCGAGGAGGCTATCCTTGGTCTTCAGTCGCAGCAGACAGCGGCTAACACGAACACGATCAACGGCGGTAAGCATCGCTACGTTGCTACGGGTTCCTCGAATGTTATCAACGTGGCTGACTTTGCCCGTGCTAACCTTTCGCTGAACCTTGCCAATGTCTCGGCTAACAACCGTGTCGCTATCGTGGACCCGTCTGTGGCCTACACGATTGAGACGGCTACTCAGCTTGTTGGTATTAACAACAACCCGATGTTTGAGGGTATTGTTTCGACGGGTATTGCTACGGGTATGCGCTTCGTCCGTAATGTCTACGGCTTCGATGTCTATACTTCGCAGCGTCTGGCTACGATCTCTGCCGAAACACTGGAGACGATTAACTGCGCTGGCTTCAAGGCCAACCTGTTCTTCTCTGCTGATGCTTCGGTGACGCCGTTCATTGGCGCTTGGAGACAGATGCCGGAAGTTGATACAGAGTATAACAAGGACTTCCAGCGTACAGAGTTTGTGACTACCGCCAGATATGGTGTCAAGCTCTATCGTCCTGAGAACCTCGTTACTGTTCTGTCGAACCCGTCTGTGTAATAGGAGGATAGAATATGAGTGTTGATTGGACAAATTCGGATGGTCTAGAGATCCGTTTCACTGGCCCGGAAGCTAACCAGAGTGGTGCTGGTGTTTCCACGCTGGGTGCCGTAAAGAACCTTATTGTGGACTTTACCTTCTCAGAAGCTATTACGGCTGCTGCTTGGTCCCATGAGGCTTTTATCCCGGCTGGCTCGTACATTAAGGCAGCTACGCTGGTTGTTACGGAAGCGGCTACCTCTGGTGGTACAGCTACCCTGACGATTGGTCTGGCTAAAAAGGATGGTACGGTAATTGATGCTGATGGCATTGATGCTACTATTGCTCTGGCTGACCTTGCCGCTGCTAAGGTGGTGAAGTGTGATGGTGCGCTGTCTGGTGGTGTAACCTCTGTTGGTGCAGATAATGCCTATGTGTACACGACTCCGACTACTTCTTCTAATGCCTTTACGGCTGGTAAGGGTAGACTTGTGATTGAGTACATCGAAGTCTAACGAACTTAGGGGAGATCTTCGGGTCTCCCCAATACTCTTGACAATTTTGAAAATAATAGTATAATACCATTACTGGTCAGGCGGGGTGTAAACCCCATACATAGGGATAAAATCAGTGGCAAATGTGCAACACAGTAACCTAACAGATCCTAACCTTCATGAGCCTAAGGGTATCTCTACGGCTACTGCTGATCAGGTGTATCTCTCTAATGGTAGTGCCTCTGGTAACTGGAGAGATGTAAACAGACTACCGGGTACTGGCTGGGGTCAGTACTCTAACAGTGTGTATACAGCTACGACTTACCTTAATATTACTGATGCAGGTGTTGTCCTTCCCTTTGATACAAATGTTAATGTTACCCAGCTTCCGATTACTCTGACTGGCAGTACAAGTCCTTTGATGGATCTGACTACGGAAAGACTTCTTTTTGTCTCTGCTAACGATATGCACTCGATTACCATTGGGTTCTTTATTGCTACTGAAACAGGATCTGCTGCGTATGTAGATCTCTCTTTGTATACTTCTACTGATGGTTCAACATACGCTACTCTTGTTGGTGAAAGTACATACCCTATCCTGAAGTCTACTGGTGGTACTGTTAACCAGTATGTTAATGCTTCTTCCTTGTTCCCTGTCTCATCTAATATGGCTACATACGGGGCTAAGATCCAGCTTAAGACAGCAACAGGTGATGCTATCAATATCAAAGATATTAATCTGATTACAACCAGAGTTCATAAGGCTAGATAAAGCATGGCTACAATTAAGATGACATTGCTGGAGATCGTTCAGGACGTAATGAACGATATGGACTCTGATGAAGTTAACGGTATCGCAGATACTGTAGAAGCTACCCAGATTGCCAACATCTGTAGGAGTGTGTATTATGATGTAATTACAACGATAGATCTTCCTGAACATTCTGAGTTGGTTACTGTAACCGGGTTGTCTAATTCCCTCTACCCTAACTGGATGGATGCCAATTCTGTTACAGAGATTAAGGAGTTGAGGTACAATGTATCTGACACCCCCGGGGAACTTGAGTACAAAACAATCGATTATATTCCACCGGATGAATTTGTTCAGAGAATTTCTACAAGGGATACCACTGCGACCGAAGTAATTGTAGTAAATGATCCCGTATCCGGTATTGGTCTTCCGATTGTAAATAATAAGATGCCTGACTATTTCACATCATTCGATGACAGGTATTTTTGCTTTGATAGTTATGACTCCTCTATCGATAATACACTCCAGACAAGCAAGACTCTCTGCCTTGGTATCAAGATTCCTACCTTTACCATGACAGATAGCGCAGTACCGGATATGGATGATACGATCTTTCCTTACTACCTCGCAGAGGTAAAGACTCGGGCTCTGTCTCTCCTTAAGGGAGGGGCAGACCCATCTGTTACAGAGTTTGCCAGAAAGCACAGGTACTTCCAGAAGAACAATCGTTGGAAGACCGGAGAACAAAGGATACTTAACAACTATGGCCGTAGATGATCTACTCATTGTAGAAGAGAACCCTGAGGGTACTATCATGACAGTATCCTCAGAGAAGAGAAAGTCTAAGTACACGATTTATAAGCCTGAAGATGGCTTTAGCATGTTCAAGATTAAGTCTGAGTCTGGTAATGTACCTGAGCAATTGTCCGGGTATTATACAAGCCGGAAGTCTGCCCTGAAGGATCTGACCTACTGGCTTGATCATGTACCTGAGAGTAAGAATGTTAAGTGGGATAGGATGTTTGGTGAGGAGAAAGCTCCTCCACTAAAGACAAAGGAAAAGAAGATTGCCCCAACAGTATAGCACCAAACCAGTAAACAACTTCATCAAGGGGCTTATCACCGAAGCCTCTGTGATGACGTTTCCTGATGGTGCTTCTTCTGATGAACTGAACTGTGACCTCCTTAGAAATGGTGCAAGGCAGAGAAGAAGAGGCATTGAGTTTGAATCTGGTTACCAGACAAGTACTTTTAATGCCCCTGTTGGTTCCTTTATCCATACCCAGACATGGCAGAATGTCTCTGGTCTTGGTGGTGCTGAGTACCTTGTTGTTCAGGTAGACAATAAAGTTTACTTTTACGATAAGTCTTTTGCTACTCTTTCCGCTGGTCTTAAATCTTTTAGCATTGACCTGAATAATTACTCTGCTGGTAATGGTGTAGACGTTAATACATCAGCTATTGGTGTATCTTCATCTATTGGTTATCTTGTCATTGTCTCTGCTGCAATTGATCCTATCCGGGTTATCTATAATAAAGACGGTGATACTATTTCTGTCTCTAAGATTAAGATTGAAGTTAGAGACTTTGAATACCTTAATATGTCCTCTGATATTTCTACTATCCAGAGGTCAAGCAATACTGTAACAGTTAATACTAGTTCTGACCATGCTTTGAGTATTGGTAATACAGTAAGAATTGATTGTAAACTTTCCCAGTTCAATGGTGATTTTACAGTAGCAACTGTTCCCTCGACTACTTCATTTACATATACACAGGCTGGTACAAATGTATCTTCTACTTCTGTGGAGGGTACGGCTACAAGGCTTCTTGGTAATGATGCTATCCCGTCAAGCATCACAAAAAATTACCAGTATGATCTGTATAACCAAGGTTGGGGTGAAAGAGTTGAGCTTGAAAATAAAGCTGCTCAGTCTACTCCATATGCCAGCTACCGGACTATTTCTGGATTCTTTGGATACCCCCCAAGAAATAAACCTTGGTATGTAGGTAAAGTTCTTGATCAAACTGATATCAAGTTTAAGTCTAGCCTTTTTTATTCGTCAGCTACTGGTAATACTCTGGCTCCGAATGGTTTCTTTATCCTTGACTTTTTTGTCCAAGATAGATCTGCTGCTACGAATGAAACCCCTTCTCCGATCTCTGGTCTTAAGACGGTTATAGAACCTGCAAGGTTTACTTGCACAACAGCTTTTGCTGGTAGAGTCTGGTATGCTGGTCTGAACTCAGCTAAGAACGGTGGTAAAATCTTTTACTCCAAGGTCATTGAAAGCAAGGATGACTTTGGTAAGTGCTACCAGATGGCTAGCCCTACTGCTGAAGACACTGCTGGTGTTGTAGACTCTGATGGTGGGTGCATCATCATTCCCGATGTCTCTGATATTCAGGCTCTGTTCCCTGCTGGTCCTATCCTGTTTGTCCTTGCCAGTAATGGTATCTGGGCTATCGGTGGTGTTGATCAGGTCTTTAAGGCTACTGAGTATTACGTCAGCAAGATCTCTAACTTTGGTATTGTCAATTCAAGAACACTCTCTAACGTGTCTGGAACTCCGGTGTACTGGGGTACATCTGGTATTTATGCCATTGGTGTCGAGGGTAATACCCCGTCTGTTACTTCTATCTCAGAGAACATCAAGACATTCTATGACAATATCGCTAACGATGCTAAGAAAGCAGCTACCTCTGTCTTTGATAGACTGAATGACAGGATCTATTGGATCTATCCTGATGCTGATGAGTCTATTGATAATAAGAAGAACAAGGTTCTTGTCTTGGATATGACCCTGAAGGCTTTCTTCCCGTGGGAAGTCTCGGATAAAGACAGCAATACCCCTTATATCGTAGACGCTGTGTACCTTTCTGGTCTTGGTTCTGAAGAAGTTGTAGGCAACGTCATCGACAATGCTGAAAACCTTGTCTTCCAAGAAGCTTCGTTTACAAATCAGGTTGTGGCTAATCTTACAGAGTCCTCTTCTGCTGCTACAGAAGTTAAGTTCCTTGTCTCAACTGTTGTTGGTGGTAACAGAAAGCTTACGTTTGCCACGTTCAGTAACAGAGACTTCCTTGATTGGGATACTGAGGACTACTCTTCGTATGCAGAGACAGGCTATGACTTCTTCGGTTCTGCTACACTGAAAAAGAATACACCATATATCACGACATATATGAAGAGGACAGAGGAGAACTTTGTTGCCTCTGGGTCTGGTTACGAAACTGACTACCCCTCTGGGTGTATCCTTACGGTTAAATGGGATCTCTCAGGGGATAACTCCCGGTGGAGTAGCCCTAATCAGTTGTACAGACTAGCCCATTCAGTAATTGTTAATCCAAGTAATTTGACTTTCTCTTATCCTTATGATACAATTGTATGTAGAACAAAGGTTAGAGGTAAAGGCAGAGTTCTTAGAATGCGGTTTGAATCCGAACAGGGTAAAGATTTCTACCTCATTGGCTGGGAAATGATTGGTGCAACAAACCCAAGATACTGACGTAGGAAGAGTTACTAAGGTTAGTATCAGATACCTGATTAAAGAAGACTACCCTGAGATATTAAACCTTGCCAAAGAACCAGTACAGAGTGTCCTTCCTGATAAAGAATATGAGGAAGAAAAGATCCTGAAACTCTGTGATGCTGCCCTGCTAAATGAAGATATTACAGGGATTGTGCTGGTAGTAGCAGGTAGAGTTAAAGGTTTTATCCTTGGTATCCTGACAGAACACTACTTCCATTCGTCTAAGATGGCCTACTGTATGGCAATCTTTGTAAGCAAAGACAGCAGGAAGTATGGTCTGGAGATGGTAAGAGCCTTTGAAGCTTGGGCTAGGTACAAGAAAGCAGAGTCTCTTCACATAGCAACGTATACAAATTTAAGTCCAAAGAGTCTGGGTAAACTTTACCAGAAACTTGGTTATTCAGTAAAAGAAGTAATCTATCAGAAGGAAATATAATATGGCTGTTGCTGCAATTGGTGCATTGGTTAGTGCTGGTTCTAGTATCTTTGGTATGGTCCAGCAGAACAAGGCTATGCAAGCTCAGGAGAAGGCTGCAAAGGAACAGAGAAACCTTCAGATGGCTGCTGATGCCAGAGAGCGTAGGAAGATGCTGAGAGAACAGGCCATTGCCAGAGGTCAGACAGTCAACGTAGCGGCTCAGGTTGGTGCTGGGCAGGGTCCGACAGCAGGTACAGCATTGACTGGTGGTCTTTCTGGTCTTGAGAGTCAGGGACTTTCTGCCATGGCTTTCCAAGGTTTTAGCCAGTACTCTGTTAATAGACAGCAAAAGTTCCTGAATCAGGCATCAAGATACCAGCAGACAGCTAGTATCGCACAGGGTATCGCAGGTGCTGCCCCGGATCTGGTGTCTATGGGGTCTGGTTTGTTTAATACTACCCTTAGGGCAATCCGTCCCCCTAGTCTAACACAGGTTTAATAATGGATCTTTTTGGTACAGAACAGGAAGTTACCGTAGAGGAGTCTCTTTTTCCTTCAGAGGAGGAGATTAATCAAGAGGTACAGAAGAGTGAAAAGTTTAAGCTTTCTTTGGCAGAACGCTATGCTAATGCAACTGGTGTCTCTGTAGAGGAAGCCTATACTGCTGTTCAGGAAGAGAAGTACTACGATCTCTTTAATCAAGAAGAAGCAGATCAGACAACTGTCTTGGACAAAGCTTTTACAGAAGGGTATGATTCTAAGACATTCAACTCAATGCTTGATGTCTATAACAAGAACTCTGCGCTTATGGCTACGGCCAGAGAGAGCAAAGACGTTGTAGACAAGATTGTTGTTGATAGGTTTAATACGGATGTAGACCAAAGAGCTTTGACTCTCTCCATTCTCAGAGATGCATTTCAGGCTGTCGCACCTGATGAAGGTATGTGGGGTTATGCTGCCTCTGCCTTTGGTATGATTGCCAGAGAAACAGTTATTGGTCCTGTTGAGAATGTCCTTGGTGTAACTGGTACTTCTATCGGTGGTATGCAGGGTAAGTCTCAGCTTGGTCGTGACCAGTACATGGCTATCTTCCTTGAGCCTGACCTGAACAAGAAGAAGATTCTGGCCCAGCAGTTTGCCCAACAGGCTAAGGATCTTGGTGCCTTTGGTGATAATAGTCTACTGTATTGGTCGAGATTTAATTCCATTACAGAGATGGGCAAGAATGAGAATGAAGACATCTGGCTTGGTGTTGACATTGCTGGTCTTGTCCCTGTTGGTAAAGCCCTTGGTATTGGCGGTAAAACAATCCAGACAACTGGTACTGCCAGCAAGCTTGCTTTGTCTACGGATGCCCTTGAGGTTGCAGAAGCTGTTGGTGGTAAAGCCGCAGCTAACAATGTCATGGATACTGCACTTAATACTGGTGTGACTTCTATTGGTACACCGAAGCATGCAGCCCCTTCTACGTCTTCTGTGGCTAGCAATGGCCTTGGTCCTACGTTGAAGCCAACACTCCAGAATGAAGTTGTTAACGACTACCTTGCAAAGGTTGAGTCTGCTTACAGAGATATGTATACTCCTGAGATGATTCAGGCTGCTAAGGATAGGTACAAGACTTTCCTTGAGAAGACAACAAAGACCCATATCCTTGACATCTCCGAGACTAATCTTGGTCTGGATAACTTTGCTGTTAAGGTTACGATGGGCAGAGAAGATGGTCTTCCGTTTAAAGACTGGGCTAATGCTCAGAAGTTTGCCAAGAACTTTGGTGCTGAAGTAGAACCTTATGGTATTAATGCCAAGGGCGATGGACCTGAAGGTTATGTCGTTTCTTTCCAGCGTAACTTGAATATGAAGGGTTTGGCTACACCTACGGAGACTGGTGAGCTTAGATCTTTCCTTGGTGATTTCTTTGTGTCTCCTGAAGTTACTTCTCCTGAAAGGCTGAACACTGCCCTTAAGAGGGGTCTGGATAAGATCGGCTATGTCGAAGCTGAGATTATGAACAACCATAACAAGCTTATCAAGGCTGTGTCCAGAGATGAAATTAGAAACCTTAGAAATGTAATCTCTAAGATCAATATTGAAGACTCTGACTGGTATGATATCTCTGCTTTTAAGGATGCTTATTTTAGACAGACAGGTAAACAGGCAAGTCAGGCAGTTCAGGATGCTTATGTCTCTACTTATAAGGTAGCTGAGACAGCAAGATGGCTTGAGGCTGATAAGATTCTGAAGAGAACAACTGGTGAGAAGATCAACCAGTTTATTGGCACTGGTGATGGTACTAACTTCTATCGTATGAAGTCTTTGTATAAAAGAGATCTTCCTGTTTCAGACAAATATCGCCAAGATTTTATTTACGATCTGAATACAGGTAAGGTAATTTCTAGATCTGACTTTATGAAAGACAAAAAGAAGCAGAATCTATACCAGATTGTAGATGTAGAGAATACTCCTGAGATTGATGGTAAGAAAGTACTTTACGCTACAGGTACTCTGAAGGGTTCCAGACCCCTGATGCCTTCGGATGTTGTCCCTAGGATTGCTGGAGGCTTCAGAGATATCAGCAATGTACACGGTTTCCTTGTCTCTAGGAAGACAGCATCTGATCTGTCAGGTAATATCTTACAGCTTACGCCTAATATTTCTTTTGTTGGTAGAACAGCAAAGGAACTGTCTGATGCTGCCAGAGATATCAATACTTCTCTTAAGGCTTTTCGTAGCTTCAAGGATGGTACTATTACAAGACAAGCTGCTGATGATATCATCCGGGCTAACAACGGCTTTAACCCCAGCATTGAGGATCTTGATAGACTTGAGGACTTCATTGCTAAGTCAGGTATCGATGAGACTGTAGACCTTGAGATCGTGACCAAAGAAATGGCCCTGCCTGATGTGGGCGTTGGTCAGTTTGAAAACTATCGTCTTGGTAAGTTTACAAACTATGCTGACCTGTACTCTAAGGGTGCTAAAGATAACCAGATCCTGTATGGTTATGGTGGTGGTAGCTTTAAACACCTTGACCCTGTTGTCTCCATTGAAAGAGACTTTGCCAAGGGTGTGAATTACATGGCCGAGAGGGAGTACTCTTATAAGGCTCTTGATGGTTTCATGAAGGGAGCCAAGGCTAACAAGGTCATTACTAATCTTGATAACATTGAGAAGCTTCCTCTGGTAGAACAGATCAAGAGGGCAGAGTTTCTTGACTCTCCGACTGGTCGTAAGTTTATGACCGAGCGTAGAGTTATCATGAACAGACTCAGTGAGACTAATGAGTTTGCTCAGGTCTGGAACTCTAGGATGCAGGGCTTTGGTGAGTTTATCTTTGACAAGAGAGGGTTTGATGTCATCGATAAGACAAGCTTTAGACCAGATGTTGCCCTAAGATCTTTTGCCTTTGACCTTAAGCTTGGTCTGTTTAACATTGACCAGCTTATTGTTCAGTCTTCCTCTGCCCTTAATATCATGGCTATCTCTCCAGTCTATGGTCTTAAGGCAGCAGCTTCGTATATGCCGCTGCGTATTGCTATGGTAAATACAAACCCTGATGTGCTTAAGGCTTTGTACAAGAGATCAAAGGCTTTCATTGGGATGTCCGAGAAAGAGTTCCTTGAGTCTGTAGACTATATGTACAGGTCTGGTAGATTCCAAGTTAACCAGAACATCTCTGAGATTAACTCTACCTACGATGTTACAAGGGGTGTTGTTAGATCTATCCGTGAAAAGGGTAGAGTCTTCTTCAATGAAGGTGATAGAGTTGCCAGACTTATGGCTACGAATGTTGCCTACCGTGAGTTTAGAAAGGCGTATCCTACACTGGATGTAGCTACAGATGCTGGCTTCAGAGTAATGGATGACTTCATTACCAGAAGGGCTGATGTCCTGACCAACAACATGACAAGAGCTTCGGCTGCTGGTTGGCAGCAAGGGTTTATGTCGCTTCCTACCCAGTGGTTGGGGTATCAGGCCAGACTTCTGGAGAACATCTTCTTTGGTAAGAATCTTTCTGGTGCTGAGAGAGCAAGGCTTGGGCTTGCACAGGTAGCTTTCTTTGGTGCTGCTGGTCTTCCATTTGCTGGCAATGTAACGAATATGTTTATTGATCAGACCTCTGAGGGTATCAATAAGGATATGTACACTTTCCTTAGGTATGGTCTTGTTGACTCTGTGCTGTCTAACATTACAGGGGAAGATACTGCACTGTCCGGTAGACTTGGTACTGGCGAGGGCTTAACCCAGATCTATGAAGATATCATGAATAAGAACTTTGTTGAAGTCCTTGGTGGCCCTGCCGGATCTATCGCCTACGATACAGGTATGGGTGCTGTTGGTCTTGTTGCTTCTTTGTTTACCTCTGATGTGTCTATTGCTCAGTATGACATGACCAAGGTTCTTCGTAACGTGTCTTCTTTAGATAAGGCTGCAAGAGCTTACTATCTTATCCAAACAGGTGAGTTTATCAACAAGAAAGGTCAGACTCTTGCTGAAGGTATGAGTCCTTGGAATGCCCTGTGGAGTACCCTTGGTATTCCCTTCCAAGAAGTAGAGATGTACTATGATCTTAAAAGCTCTTTGTACGCTGAGAACAAGATGGTACAGGGAGTTACTGATAGAGTAAAAGAACTTAACAGAGTCCAGACCAAGTACATCCAAGAAGGTGATCTTGCTTCTGCTGAAGGTATCAGAGACGAAGTTATGTCTCTCCTTGCCCCCTTGTCTTGGCAGCAGAAGTCTCAGGTTATCAGAAGATCAAGAGAAAGTTGGATTGGCCTTGGTGAGTCAGCAATTATTCAGGACTCTAAGACAGCTAAGGATGGTCTTAGCAGACAGTTTCAAAAACTTATTTCTAAAGAAGGACAGTAAGAATGGCTGAATTGTTTAAGCCCGAGATTAGAGAAGTTGGTGGCACTAATCTTACAGCGTATACTCCTCCAAGCATGGACTACTCTGGTGCAATTACTGGCATTACTGCAATGTTCGCAGGTGCTATGGAGCAAAAGGAAGTTAAGGGTCCGACTGAAGCTGAGAAGAAGCAGGAAGCCTTGAACATTATTGCCGCTTCTATTGAAAGAGTTAATGCAATTGAAGATCCTACAAGAAAAGCAATTGAATTTAAAAAGACACAACAGAAGGCTCTTCTTCAATTTCCCTCTTATCAGGAAGAAGTAAATAAACTCTTCGGGTCTTTTACCGGGGATGTATATATGGGGACTGGACAGGCTGTTCAGGATCTGCAACAGGCTAACACTGCTAAGTGGGTTACAGATACTACCGAAGGCAAAGCTGCCTTGAGCTATGCCTATATCACTTCTGGTGGTGACGAAGCTGAGGCACAGAATATCCTGACACAGCAGTACATGATAAGCACACAAAAGCAGTTGCAGATTGATCAGGCAAAGCTTGCTTCAGATAGAATTTCTGCTGATGCAGCTACAAGAAAGACTGAGTTCTCTCTTAGATCTAGACCTATTATCCAGACAGATATCTCTAATAAGTTTAAGATGGATACTTCACCTGAAATGGTAAGGACTATTGCTGATCAGGCTCTTAAGCAAGGTCTTGATCCTGCTGTTGTACTTCTTGATAGTCTTTCACAGGCAAGAGCCGTAAGACTTGCAGAGGTTACAACTGATATTAATAAGTATGGTCTTGATCCTAAGTCAGAGAATCCTGAAACATTCCTTGCTGAGTATGATGCTCAGATTGAGGCGTTCAAAGCTAACCTTGATATCTTCTCTAGATCTTTCAAGAACAAGAATGCAGAGCAGATTGCACAGCTTGCCAGCAAGATTGATAACCCGATTATTGCAAGAGGTATTATCTCTGGTGATGCTGCGGTTACAGCTTATACCCTTGAGGCGGATGTAAAGGCTAAGTCTGATCTTGTTAATGCTATTCAGACAAGCACCTCAATTGCTGCTGGTGATATGTCGGCTCAGACACCAATGTCTGTTATCTCTAATAACACTGTTGGCGATTCTCCGTCTGCTTTTGCTGAACAGTATAAGGGTCTGGCTCCTGCGGCAGAACTTACCAAGATCTTTAGTTCTCCTCCTGCATGGAGAAGCTCTATTAAGATTGCTACGGATATCTCTAACGGTTACAAGTTTGAGAATGAATCTCCTGAGATGGTTGAGGCCGCTCATCGTGCGTTGTCTACGATGTATATTGTGTCTCTCCCTGAGATTGACAAAGCCTTTGAGTCTATGCGTCCTCAGAATGTCAGAACACTGATGAGTGAAAAGATGCTGTCGATTGCTGATAGCATGTCTAAGACAACCCCATTGAAGGGTAAGGATCTTTATAATAAGATGAACAATTATGCGGCTAATGCTGCTAATATCCTTCTTAATAACTTCAATACCAATATGGATATCATCAAGGATACTGAAGAAGTTCCTTTCAAGCTTAGTATGGATGCAAACGGTAACGTATCTTTGAATGTTAATCAGGTTGCTGCTAGGACAGACCCCAGACTTAAGAGAGCGATGGGTATGTATCGCTATGAAACAAAGTCTGCTGGGCGAGGTACCCAGAGGATGGCTATTGAACAGACTGCTACTGAGACAGACCCGGTTAAGATCCTTGCTAACTACGTTACCCTTGGTACTGGATCTAACCAGAAGGAAATCCTTGACATTGTAGAGTCACTTAAAATTCTGGCTATGCAGTCGAAGAAGATTCCTGTTGATGTCAGGTCCAATGGCGTTGATACACTTGAACTTATCAGACAGGGTATCCAGTAATGGCTCTTCTTAAACCAGAGATTTCTGATCTTCAGACTAATGTAACACCTACCCAAAGGACTGTCGCAATAGATCCTGAAAGCATTGTTAGTCTGGGGTCTTCTATTAGAACTTTGCTTGAGTCTGTTCAACCTCAACAGCCTGAAGTAGAGATCTCCCCTGATACAAAGGAGCCAGTATCGGAACCTGTACCTACTCCTGCTATGGCTGACTCAGGTCTGTCTATCCCTGCCCAGAGTTTCCTTGACTCTATTGCCAGTGCAGAGGGTACAGGTGGTGACTACAACATCATCGTTGGTGGTGGCAGATTTGATGACTATGCCCAGCACCCTGATGTTATTGGTCTAGTCACAAAAGAAGGACCAAGCACTGCTGCTGGTAAGTACCAGATTACGAAGCAGACATGGGATTATCTCCAGAGCAAGTACTCTGATCTTACAGACTTCTCTCCGGCTAATCAAGACAAGGCTGCAATCTACCTTGCCAGAGAAAGATACAAGATTGGTACAAAGGGTAGAGATCTAGAGGCTGATCTCCTTGCAGGTAACACTTCTTACCTTCGGTCTGCCCTCCAGAATACATGGAGAGGTATCGTCATTGACAAGGACTTTGAAGGTAGACTCAGTAGAGGTGTTGAAGCTAGGACAAAGACTGTGATCAAGCCTGTTGGTTTCTCTACTATAAGATATTCCAATGTCGGTGCTATTAGAAATAAGCCAGTATCCACCGAACTAGAAAACAAGCTTGATGTTGCTGTTAGCTCTGTCCTTGGTCAGGGATATACAGTCGATATCTTTTCTGGTGGGCAGGAAGGTGAAAGAAGGACAGGATCTATCAGGCATAATGTAGACTCTGAAGGCAGAGGCATGGCTGCTGATGTTAAGATCTTTGATCCTGAGGGTAAGCAAGTTACAGATAGAACCAAGCTTGATACTCTTCGTAAGTTTTGGCTGGATAATAACTATGGTTCAGTCGGATCTTATATGAAGGGTGATGGTATCCACTTTGACATCTGGACACAGGATAAACTCCTGCCCGGTATGTCCCTATCATGGAGTTATTAAATGGCTGTTGAATATAGAGGTGAGAAGTTCTCTGGGTATAACAAGCCCAAGAAAACCCCTAATGCAAGTAAGTCTCATGCTGTCCTTGCCAAAGAAGGTAGCAAGATTAAGCTGATCAGGTTTGGTCAGCAGGGTGTATCTGGTTCCCCTAAGAAGGCAGGAGAGTCTGAGTCCTACCGTAAGAGAAGGGAATCGTTTAAGGCTAGACATGCTAAGAACATTTCTAAAGGTAAGATGTCTGCTGCCTACTGGGCCGATAAGGTGAAATGGTAATGGCAAAGCAGGGTCTGTACGCCAACATCTGGGCCAAGCGTAAGGCTGGTAAGAAGATGAGGAAGAAGGGTGAGAAAGGCGCACCTACTGATAAAGCCTTTAGGGAAGCTGCTAAGACAGCAAGGAAGAAAAAGAAATGATGAAAACATCTAACACTGGTGATTTAAGAAGGAGTTCTATTATGCCGGGTAAAGGTCAGATTTATAAGAAGCCTATGAAGAAGATGAAGAGAGATCCCTACGCTGAAGGTATTGATCCTTCGGCTGGCAGAGGTGTTCCTCTCAGTGCCTATAACGAGACAGTCCCTAAGCCCAAGAGAAAGCCGCAGGTGTCTAACACAGTAGCCAAGGGCAACAAGATGGCTGTTAAGAAGAAGCCTATGAAGAAGAAGATGAAGTGATGGCCAAGGATAAGAAGTGGATCAAGAAGGCTATTAAAAAGCCGGGAGCCTTAAGAGAACAGATGGGTGTTAAAGAGGGTGAGAAGATCCCTAAGAAGGCCCTTGAGAAGGCTGCTAAGAAGCCGGGTAAGCTGGGCCAGAGGGCAAGACTTGCAATGACCCTTGGCAAGATGAAGAAGAAAGGTAAGTAAAATGGCTGCTCCTAGAAAACCAATTAGAAAGAAAATGGGAACTGCAAAGGGTACTCTTCTTGAGAGAATGGGTGAGGCTAAGAACCGCCCGTATAAGGGTACAAGAGGCGGTGTTCCTGCCAGAGTTCAGAAGGTTCGTGGCAACCCTAACCTTGCTAGACCTCAGGAATCCATCCGTATGGGAGGTACTGGAGGTACAGGCAGGTCTGTAGCCACGGTAAAGGCTGGTCTTCCTGCCAGAGTAGAGGCTCCTAGCACAGGTAAAGCTTTGACTGTTGCGAAGGAGACTGCAAAGACAACTGCTAGGGTTGGTCTTAGAGGTCTTCTTGGTGCAGGTAGTGCTGTTGTAGGTATGGTTACAGAGTCAAGACCTGCTGGTAGTGCAGCAGAAAGAGCTTGGGAAAGACGTAATACTGAGCAGAGACGGATGAAGGGTAGAGTTTCTGGTATGGCTTTTAATAAGGCTACCCAGCCGTCACCGAAGGGTGGTGGACCCAGATCCAGACAGGGTTCTCAAGCTCCCTCTATGAGGGCTGGTACGACAGTTGCTGGTAGACCTGAGACTCCGGGTGCTTATATGCCCCAGAGGAAGGCTGCTGGTGTTAACCAGATGGGAATGGCTAAGAAGAATGCTGCTGCTAAGGCAAAGCCGAAGCGTAGAACTAATCTGGAGAGAATGAGAAGAAGACAGGCAGAGAGATTTGCTATCTCTTCTTCTGGTAGATCACTCTAAAACTCATACATGTTCGCCAGAAGCCTTGACTTAGCAAGGTCAAGCAAAACATAAACCTCATCTGGAGTAAGACCAAGGTTCCATGACACTTTAAAGTGATCACCGGACCAGCCTACAAGGATCAGACTTTCATAGTTACCGATCCCTTCCTTCAGTAGATCGTCAGGAGTAACCCCCGGAGTTTCCTCTGGGGGTTTTTCTTTGCTCTTCTGTACCAGCTTCAGTACCTTCTTATCTTCATTATCCATTAGGTAATATCCACAATTTCACAAACACCAGCGGTACAGGCCAAGGACTGAGATGCCTTAGTCGTATCTTCCTTCTCGTACTCAGACAACCTAGACCAGTCAATAGTCTCTGGCATCTGAGCAAGGAGGGCTTCGTACTCTTCAACAGTGCAGTCCTCATACGGTGCTTGCTTATAGATATGATCAGAGTGAGGAAGGAAGCTAAGACCAGAGGCGATGTTGAAGTTCTCGTACAACCAAGAGCCTACCGATACCCACTCATCAGGCTTGACTGAGACAGTAATCGAAGGCTTATGCTCACACCAGAACTCAGCATAGATCTTCCACAGGTCAAGGTGTTCCTCTGCATCCAGATCATGGCGAGTAACAGCATCGACAGGAGCTTTTACAGGGAAGCTGAACACCGTAGTATTCTCAGGCTTCATAATATCAGGCTCGTTAGGAATACCCATGTCCTTCATGAACTGGGTAATCGGGTCTTTGTTATCACCACGGACACGGCGGATGTAGTAGTCATTGTGCCGGGGGTGAATACCAGAAGCAGAGTTAACAAGCTGAGACACTGTACCAGAAGGCTTGACACAGGTAATAGCAGCAGAGACAGGAATACCGAGCTTCTCAGCCCAGATCTTGTTTGTATTAATCGCTGCTTCCTTCAGGGCAGTTAGTGCAGCAGGAAGCTGACCAAAAGGATTCCTACCATTAAGGACATCATGATCCATGATACCAGTAAGGCTGACACCAAGGAGGCGCTCTTCTTCTGTGTTCTTAGCCCAGATCTTACGGAGGTAGGGGAAGTGAGTGTACGTTGCTTGGACAGTACCAAGGATCGTAGCAAGTTCTACCTTACGCTTCAGATCTTCAATGCTATCTGTTGCACGAACAACAACCTCAGTCAGGTTACAGAACTGGTACGGACGAAGGATGATCTCAGAGCAAGGGTTCGTACCAAACTCATGATTAGGATCACGCCTACCGTTCTTAGCCGTATGCTTTTGTGCTGCAACGCGAGAGAACATACCACGCTCACCAGTACCAGAGTCAACCAACGAGGCCCATTCATGGAGGAAGGTGCTGGCATCAGGCTTTTCTGTATAGGCAACAGAGTTGTTAGCCAGTGAACGCTGGGGGTTTGTCTCCCAGAACTGGCCTGTCTTGGCATGGCGCATACGGTCATCAGACAGGTTAGACAGAGAGATCATGGCAGAGCGACGAACACCGCCGACTACGACAACCTCACCAATCTTGCACATAATGTCATGGCACTCAAGGGAACTAAGCTTACGACCAGAAGCATTACGGAAGATGGAGACAACAAAGCGGAACAACTGGTCAAGAGGTTCAGGACCAGAAGCACGGCCACCAAAGACCTTCAGCCTAGAACCAGCAGGGCGGATCTTGCTCATATCCCACTTCGGTACTTCACCTGAGTACAACAAAGAGATAAGCTGACGAAGAGCCTTGGCCCAGCCTTCCTTGCTGTCAGAGACAACGATCATCGTCTGAGAATCGAAGAGCTTCTCCGGTACTTCAGGAAGCTTGCTGATGTACTGACGCTCAACACTGAACCCAACACCAGTACCACACATCAGGATAAACATAGCCTCATCGAACGACTTCATGTCATCGACAGGGAGGTAGGAACAGTTATAGGCACAAGTATTATCACGCTCCAGAGCCTTGCCAGCAGTCATCATGGCCCGCATACTGGGCATGATCTCAAGGTTCAGGATAGCCTCACGGATAGCAGTATTAGTCGCTACTGCCTCCTCAGTCTCAGGCATTTTAGGATAGACAACATTCTCCATGAACCTATCAACAGTCTCTTCCCAAGACTCACGGCGGTTATCATCTTCAATCCAACGTGCGTACCGGGAGGTGGCAATAAAAGTCTGGTAGTCAGTTGGAAGATTCTTCATCGTATTCATAGGTGTTCCTTACATTCAGCTTTGTACGTTTATATGTTTTCTCAGACTCTTTTATTCTTTGTCGGTACTGCCCTTCCTCAAGTTCCTTTGCATACGGGCTACGGTTCTTAATCTTCTTCTGAAAATTTTTCTTTCTCCAGCCCATTGTCAATCTCTTTTATCTTGTCTAGCTTGTCCAGAATAATGTCTTCCATTCTATCATAGAACTCTTCTGGGTCTAGGTCAAGGATTTCTACCAGTTCAAGGACAGAGAACCTATCAAGGATAAGCTGCTTAAGATCGAACGACATCGTAACCTCGTCTACTTAAACTCATCTTTGATCCTATCCAGACTGATCCACTCATGGTCATACTGTCCGTTGTTTACTCCACGCTTAATGACAACACCCGGCCACCACATCTTATTTGCCTGACCAGCATACTCATGAGTCCTGTCAATGTAACAGCCAGTTACAAGTCCCATAAGCCGTCTTCCGTCAGGTCCAGTCCTCTCTGCGAAATCTCTAGTGTGAGTGTGACCTTGCGTACAGGATACGAACTGCTTTGTGAGGAGGGTGTACGCCTGATGTTCACCACTTGTAGCTCTACCCATGACCCCCGTTGGGAAATAGTGCGCGTAATATACACCATCCACTTCAGCAGGTTCCAGAAAAGGGTAAGTCTCCCAACCAAACTCTTCATATTGAAGATCCTGTACGGAGATAGTTCCGTCAAGGACTGCATCTTTCTGGATAGCCTTTTCAATACGAGCATAGTCATGGTTTCCTGTTACCATAATGAACCGGGGCATCTTCTTCTTCGCTTCCTTGATAGGCTTGAACATAAGTTCCTGTGCCATGCATGAAGCTTCGATATCTTTCCTGTACCGTCTACCTTCAAAGCCCTTCGTACCCTTATCATATGAACAGAGGCTAGGCATATCTGCCCAGTCACCGATACAGATAACAGTATCAGGCTTCACTGAAGTGATGAGCTTACCAAGGTAACTGAACCTTGACAGATCCTCATCAGGTGCAGCATGCGGATCAGGTATCACCAAATGCGTCTTCATCATCTTCCTCAATAAGACCGACCATAAGCATCAGATCAATTTCAACTTCTTCTAGTGCCTTCTCCCAGTCCCAGTCATCGTAGACTGTACCATCGTCGTGCTTGATCTCAAAGTACAGACGGACAACTGCACGGAGTTCTTCATACATATTTCTGTAGTCGTTCTGGTAGTCTGCTGTCATTACAATCTCCTTAGTGTTACACGACATAAACCTTTGCACCCGATCTTACGGGCTGCTGCTTCGGACAGATCAATAGATCTCCCTTTGATGAAGGGACCACGGTCATTGATCCTGACGATGACGCATTTACTCCTATTACATACCCTAACCCTAGACCCGAAAGGAAGACTCCGGTGAGCAGCAGTATACCCATAACGATTAAAGATCTCTCCACTCGCTGTCCTCTTACCATGAAACCCCGGTCCATACCATGATGCTATTTCAGCTTTAACACTTGTACTAAACACTGTTACCGCAAGCACTATAAGAAGATACTTCATATATGCTCCTGTGAATGGTGCTCCTATCCAGAGTCGAACTGAATTATCCGGGTTACAAATCCGGTGCATCACCGCCAATGCTTTAGGAGCTTTAACTTCTAAACCTTTCTTTACATTAGAGTCCTAGTGTGGTATAATAATCCTATGGCGGTCCCGGTAGGACTTGAACCTACAGATCTTCCGTTTAGAAGACGGATGCTTTATCCAGTTAAGCTACGGAACCTTTAACATAGGAGTTAAACAATGCCTAGTAATAACCCTGAATACCAAAAAGAGTACATCAAGAAGCATTACCAAGCAAATAAAGAGTACTACAAACAAAAAGCAAAAGCAAATAGAAAGATTGCTAGAGAAAAAGCACATGCTTTTACAAGAAGATATAAAAAGATGTGCGGTTGTGTCGATTGTGGCTACTCAGCTAACCCTATTGCTTTGCAATTTGACCATGTGGTAGGTTTAAAAGAAAAGGATATTGCCTCCATGATAGGTAGGGGTTTGTCTATTTCTAAAATCAAAAATGAAATTAGAAAGTGTGTTGTACGTTGTGCTAACTGCCATGCTATTGTCACCTATGAAAGAGCTAAGGGTAGAACTCTTTAGGTATAAACTTGATTGCCCCTATCTGTCCGTTATAAAACTCTCTGTCTCCATGAAGATCACAGGCAGTAAGGACATCAAGCTTGTGTTGTATGTTTGCCTCACCGTATACCAGTCCACCTCTTGTCTTATAAACCTGAAGTATCTCAAACTTAAAGTTATTCTTCTTAAAGTTTTTGATGTCTTGGTTCAGTTCTTTAGAGGAGGAGGTGTAGGTAAGCCAGTCTGACTCCTTTGCTTTCTTCTTCTTACGATACGAATGGAACTGTTTCTTACCAATGTACTTTCTTTGTGTGATCAGATTAGTTATCTGGTAGACAAACCCAAAGTATTCTTCTGGGTTTATCTTTACCCTTGATACCCAATGACCATACTTGTAAGTCACAGTTCAACCTCAGGGACATTCGGTTCTTTCTCGACATGAGTTAGATAGACAGGGCCAGTCGAGTAAATAAATTTCCTTAGTCCAACATCCTTCCAACACTCAAGATTAAAAGGACAATAAGAACAACCAGTAGGAAGCTTAAGGTTTCCGGTCTTACCCATAGGTTCAGGAGAGAAGCAGCGAGGAGGGATATCTTCAGAAGAGACAACTTCTTTAACATGCCTGATCCTGTCTTTAACATCCACCCTGTCTCCATCTTCTAGTGTCATAACAGTGATGTTACCGTTCTGTTTATCGACAGCGACGAAGGCACCGTTGTCAATACCAGTACCGTCGAGGTAGCCAGACAACTGAGGAAGGTAAGCGAAGGGATCATCCTCACGAAGGGTACCATCCTTGAACTTCTTAAAGGAATGGGGATTAGTACTCTTCACATCAATAAGGACATCATCGATAACAGCATCAATATGACCGACAATTCCAGAAACAGCCACTTCACGCTGTCTATCCTTGACACTGTGTCCAGACAGTTCAGCAAGAAAGAGTACAATCTCTTCGATAAGATCTCCGTAAAGGAACTTAAGATAGGTAGGCCCATTGAACTCTCCCTTCGGTACATCAGATCTAGTCTCATACCAGAGCATCCTGTCAGGCTTACCAATGTTAGACATCCTGAGTGTACGCTTTTCTTCCTTTGGCTTCAGCCTATCCTCTACAAGAGCAGAGAGCCTGTTACCGAAAGCAATGCAAGCTTCGTGGATGTCTTCCTTGGTACCCTCTTCAAGGAGAGTATAGATATCCTGAACAAGGGTATTGATAGAAGCCATTAGCGATTGTCTCCATTCCCACGAAGAGTACCGTTCTTAACCCGGATGCCCAGCTTTTCTAGATTGTGTTGGGCAACAGAGGAGAGAGGAAAACCATGATGCTGGCAAAGACAAGAGAGATACCAGAGGACATCTCCCAGTTCAGCAAAGAGCTTCTCCTTAAACAACGGGGTATAGTTCCCGAAAAACATATCAGTCTGGTCTGACCAGTACCTGCTGTCCTGACGCTCATACTTTTGCATCAGTGACATTACCTCACCAATCTCAGCGGCAAGGCCATAGGTAAGATGCTCTGGTGTATCAACCAGCAGGGTAGTCAAAGCCTTTTCTTGATACTCATCAAAGTCCATCTTCTAGTTCCTTTAAAAGTCTGTTCAGGTACCACTGTGCTTTCTTAAGATCTTCCAGAGGCTTCTTCTTGTACCTCCAACGATGGAGATACTTCTTCATGTTACCCTCAAGATAACCAACGTAGTTATCGAAGGGCATATTATCTTTGAGGTATTCGATACACTCGATTGTCCCATTGTTGTAATGGGAGGGGGACTCCACAGAATCCCCCTTATCTTTAACCTCTACTTCATCAGGGATGTAGTAGTTGATCATGCTTCGATTTCAAACTCCACTGACCGGGGCTTAACCTCAAGGTTCTCAGACGGAGGGAACGGATCGCTTTCAATTGCAGCAGCGAACTCATCAGTAGGCTTCTCGTAAGAGACAAGCTCGACAACCTTCAGAGTACCAAACTTCTTCTTCTTATTCTCTTCGTCCCAGTCAATCATCTTGCCAAGCTTGATGACCTTGCCATACTTCGGCGTATCATACGAACGCCAGTAAACAATGCACTCAGAGCCGTTACCGATTAGAGCCTTTGTACGCTTACCATTCTCATCAATGATAACCATCTCAGACTCAAAGCCCTTCAGGTCAACGACAGGATTACGCAGGGTAAGATACTTACCACCGTCATTGATCCGTTCCTTACCATCCTTGATCTTCTTATCAAGGCGAAGTTCGATAAGCTTCTTCTCAATCTCAGGAGTTACCGCAAGGTTAACTTCATAGTTCCCGAACTGCGAGGGTTCTTGAACATGGGCGAAGTAAACCTTGGTGCGGAACTCACCAGTAACAGTCTTCGATGCAGTAGCCATTGTGTCTTTCCTCAGTTGATCGTAATCATATATTATCATGTCGTAGTAGATTGTCAATGGGTTTCTGCCCAATTGTTCCCAACCTTGTATTCGCCGTCGAGAGGACAGTTCATCTTGAAGTATGAACCAGCATCTCTGATAGCCTGTACTTGCAGCTTACCAAGATCTTCTGCTCTTGTTTCTTCCACCTCCGTTTGCCATTCATCGTGGACCCAGACAACCTGTTTGAAATTGATCTTCTCCTTCTTTGCTCTGTTATACCAGAAGACATTAGCCAGTCGCATGATGACAGTCTCACCGCCTTGGAGGTAGACAGAGAGAGACTTATGCTCAGACTCAATCTGTATTCTCCTGCCGTCAAGACCAACAAGATAACCACGCTGCGCTGCCATAGAAGCCTTACGCTTCAGTTCTTTCAGGGCAGGAATACTATGGAGGAAGTTATCCATAGCAACCCCTGCTTCTTTTACAGTACAGCCCAGTATCTGTGCTACCTTAGCCTGTCCTGCACCAAGCAGCCAAGCATAGATAAAGGTCTTAGCTGTTGGGCGGTCCTTACAATGCTCACCCAAAGCATTCTTGTTAAAGGTATGGATGTCACCCTCAAGCAATGTCTTCGTGTACTCAGGGTCATTCATGTAGTGGGCAAGTACACGAAGTTGTATTCCTGAAGCATCTGTTCCAACCAGTTTAGAGCCTCCGGGGACAGTCCAAGCCTGTCTGCATTCGTATGCAAATAGCCCAGATAAGCCACGCTCTGTGGTGATAGAGGGGATGTTCGCCATGTTGGGGTTCTGGTGAGTGGCTCTGTGGGTTGAGGCTCCGGGTACGATAACTTGTCCGTGGACTCTTCCATCTCCGTCCATTCTATCCAACCAGTCTTTTGCTGTCTTCCATCTTGTCTCAAGGATCTTCCACCTCTTCAAGTCTTTAACACACTCAGGCATATCCCTACCGTCAGGCATACTATCAGGAATAGTATCAAGGTTTTCCTGACAGATCTTCCAACTCTTACCTGTCTTCGTAGGGACTGTCGGTTTCCAGCCAAGTTCGTCAAGTCGCTTAACGATCTGAGAAGGTGACCCAAGATTGAAGTATTCGACATGATCCTTTAACCTTTTACCTGTCTTCTCAGAGTACCGTTCTGTTACAATCGGAGGGAAGTACTGAACGATGGCATTTTCAATACGGTTAGCCTCTTGCAAAGCACCAGTATAGATCTCCATAGCTACAGATTTATCCAGAAGAAAACCATTCCTGATTTGCTCAGAGATAATATACTGCATCGAATGCTCAAGGCGGATAGACTCAGCAGAGAAGCCTTTCATCTGGTGTGTTAGATGCAGGTACAGTTTCTCTGTAACCTTGACATCCTGTTTGCAGTACACCTTCATCTCTTCTGAGTACCTGTCGAAGGATTTGAACTCTAGTTTTCTTTCGCCAAGACGTTCACCCCATCGCTCAAGGGAATGCCCGTCCAGACTAGGCTGGTACATGCGGGACAGTACAAGAGTATCCGTTTGCCGTTGTACTGGTATAGTAATTCCCCACAGTTTGGACAAAGCCCATCCGTCAAAGTGTATTGAGTTGTGTCCAATATACTCTGCCCCGGAGAACTTATCATAAAATTCTCCAAACTTATCTTTGTCTCTGAAGATGTAGTATCCATCCTGCCCAACAATCTTTGCCACCAAGATATGAATAACCTTGGGATCAAGGGCATCAGTCTCGATGTCCCATACGATCTTCAATTTCCCAGTCTCGGATTGCATCAGCTTGCTTTCTCAGGTATGCCGCAGTTGCTTCTAGTTCGTAGGCCAGCTTGGCAATAGCTTCCCTACCATCTTGTCTGATCGTTGGTGGGATACTTGGTACACACTGACTCTCAATGAAATCATTAGCCATCTTGAAAAAGGTAATGATCTCTTCCTTGTCATCGACAAAGATATGGAAACCTTCCTCGCTCAACCACCCATCGATGTACAAGGTAAACTTAGTTGTCATTTCCATCATGCTCCTCCTGCCCAACGGGCTTATCAGGTTGCTCTTCGATTAGTCTGCCAGATTCAGTATGGTAACGGAGATGCGTAGCCAATCCTGTCATACCACTGAACCTGTTCTTGACTACACGGACACGGACGATGTGCCTCTCAGCAGGATCATCCGCCTGTGTATTCCTTTCAAGACCCAGAATGATATTAGACAACTGCCCAATCCCGGCAGTCCCACGGATATCAGACAGGCTAACAGCAGCGCCTTCTTCATGCGACTGACCATTCGGTTGCCTCTTCAAGTGTGCAGCCATGATGATACAGATACCAAGCTCAACAGTCAATGTCTTAAGCTTGGTAGAGATCTCATCTAATGCACGGCGCTCATCACCATTGCTCTGGTCAGAGACTACAATAGAGATGTGATCCAGTACAACATACTTACAGTCCAAAGCACGGACAAGGTAACGTATAGTACTGAGAATCCTATCAATACTGTTACTGCCAAAGCTATCATAAAGAAATACACGGCCTGAGCCAACCGTTGCTTTATACGCATCATCGAACTCATCCTTTGTGTACTCTGCATCAGGGAGATAGAGTCTCTTATTCGCATGGACAGACATCAACCCAAGACCAGTATCCCTGATAGGTTCTTCAAGGAAGAGGACACCGATGTTAGCCTCAGTGTTATTCAAGAGTCCATAGACAAGCTCTCTGAGGAATTGTGTTTTTCCAACGCCTGTTCCAGCAATGACAGTAACAAGTTCTCCAGTTCTGAGTCCATAGGTATAGTCGTTGACACCATCCCAAGGGTAGTTGACAGAGAGATACTCAGGCTTTCGGAGGAGAAGATCATAGATGCTTGACCCGGATACAATACCATCTGGTGTGAATGGTCCTGCTGTTCTGTGCTGCTCATAGAACTCCTTGATATTATTATTAACAAGATAATCAGAAGCATCCTTGTGATGGGACAGCTTCATGATCCTGACTTTCTTAGGATCAAAGAGACCAGCAGCCTTAGCCATAGCCTCCTGCCCTGCCTTATCATTGTCAAAGGCGAAGGTGATACGCTTAAAGGAATTGACCCATTCGTAGTTACGCTTCAGGTCAGAGACAGCAGTGCTTGCTGAACAGACAGAGACAACAGGTTCATTCAGCATCTGGTATGCAGAGAGTGCATCAAGCTCGCCCTCTACAATAGTCAAAGAGTTACCCCCTTGGGGGAACAACCCCTGACCAAACAACTCAACCTGACCCGGAGATCCAGACCAAGGGAAGCCAGCCTTATCAGGTAGTCTGGTCTTAACAGCAATGAGTTTACCATCCTTATAGTACGGGTACATATGCCGTCCGTCATGCTGTAGGACTTTGTAGAACTCAACAGTCTTCTGGTTGATCCTCCGGTCATTGATAGGGGCGATGTCACCCTTCATCATCACTGGAGTATTGCTCATGTTCGTCATCTCTTCTTCACCTTTGAAGTACTTGTTGCATACGAAGCAGTACTGGTGGTCACCGTAATCGTATAGCCCGTCACTCGATGTCCCACAAGGGCAAGGTAGGTGCTTCTTCATCTTCTAGTTCTTTCAGTAGTACCGTTCGTTGAATAACATTCTGGCATTCAGAGCATGGTGAGAACTTAACTCTGCCATTGTGCCTCTCAATTCTTATCTCTCCATCAGGTGCATCCTTGTTACAGACATAGCATCTCATCAGATATTCCAGTACCTACAATAGAAATGTTTACCAAGAGAATCAATCTCATGGCGAGGGTACCCGTTATCTACAAGCCAGTCAAGTGTCCTGTGCTGGTGTTCCTTTGGGAGAACCTTCGGGAACCCATACTTCCACCCGTTAGGGGGATCTACCATGAGACGTTCAGCCTTCAACTCTGACGATGACAATGCTGCCTCCTAGTGTGTTGATAACTGCTTCGATATCTGAAACCTTCGGGGAACTATCGTTGTTCCTCCACTTCCTGATAGTGTTGGCACCAATGCCAGACATCTCAGATAGTTTCTCGTAGGTAATCTTTCTTTCCATTACCTGTTCATGTATCCACCTGATCATGGGGTGGATGTAAACATCAGTAGGTAGTGGCTTGAGTGGTTTACCTTTAGTCATCAGTGTTATCCTGTGTAAGAGGGAGGATGATGCGGCTGGGGTTGAACGTGGGGCGCATCTCCATATCAGGCCATGCATTGATGGCAGCGGCGATGGCTCCCTTAGCGGTCAAGGTTCCGTCCATCCAAGCTTTGCGAAATGCACATTCCACCTCATCCGGTATCTGGTCAGCGCGGATCATGTGTCACCTCCAAGGGGCTTCGCCATACGGTCCTGCGGACCTTCTAGAGCGGCAAGCGCGATGCGCCACCGCTGGTCATCCAATGTCATCGGGCCAGCGTCACGGATTTCCTTCAGCGCCGCCCTCAGCCGCTCAATCTCATCAGCAGCTTCAACAAGAAGAGTATCGCGCTTTCCATCGTAGCCACACGAACAGTCATACTCACGACCTTGGCAACCACGCTCATGGTCATCTCTTGCGTAACCGCGCAGCTTCTCCACTGTGTCAGCCATTCTCACCTCCAAGGGCAGTGCGCAGCTTGGCGTTCTCTTCCAATAGTCTACGGATCTCCTGCTTCAACCTTTCGTTCTCAGTATCCATACTCTTGTTCTCTACCTTGTAAGTGTACAGCATACTTTGAAGGTGTTCCAGTTCCCTATCCCTGTGTATCTCACTCATGCATAGCATCCTGTTGCTTCTTGTTTCTCTCAATACAAATAGCATTCCACCCGATGAAGTCACCATTACTCTTAAGCTTGTTCATCTCTTCACTGAACATCTGTACATCTGGGCAGTTGTCTACATCAAAAACCTTCATGTTAAGGTTACCCTCATTGGTAATGACAGACATGACAAAGATAAATTTGGTGAGCATGTTAGATCTCCTGTGTTAATCACTGATTTGTACCTACGATAGGGGTTAACACCCCGCCAACATTGGTTCAATGATTATACTGGTATTCGTCTAACTGTCAATGAGTTTAACCAGTGTATCCCTAAGTTCAATGATCTGGTAGTACTTCGGGGTAGGTTCCTCATTGTAATAGTGGAACTCCTGATCCATATCATACAACCTACGATCCATAGCCTCCACCAATAACTCAACCTCAAACTTATTAAGACTGATCTTGTACATTTGCTTTCTCCATCTTGTACTTAACTGTATCCGTAAGGCCCGGTATAAAGGGCAGGGAAGGCCTTGTATCCCTACCCTCTACATCCATGCCTGTCTCATAGACTGCCCGTCCAGCCCCCATTTCTAGGCTAATACGCTGGTGTTCACGATAGATGATGCCCAGTACTTGGTTAGTAGTAAGCCCCATCTGAAGTCCGACTAGCCTATACGATAGACCATCTTTCTTTAAAGCAACCACCTCATCTATTACAGCCTTAGGATGCACCATAATTACGCCACCTTTCTGACACGATTGATCTGAACGTTGATCTTCTTCTTCGGTGTATGCAGAGGATACACGACTAGACTGATAGACTTATCCCAACAGGCACGGCAAGGACCACACTTACCACCTCTGGTATAGGCATCGCAGAGTTTAGCACCATCGATGGTATCGGTGATCTCTTGGACTACGACAGAGCCATGCTCTTCTGTGTAGACTCCATTGGTAGACGGGGAAGAGTATCTGACACTGGCATTCGGCAGTGACTTAATTCTATCCAGCCAGTACCTGATCTTGGGAATAGTGTAAGACTTAGACGGGAGCCAGTGATGGCACCATGGTGTACGCCTGATGACTTCATAGATCTTTTGTGCAAGCGCAGCAGAGTAAACGTCACCCGAATCAAACCAACGGAAGTATCGCTCTGTGTCCAAGGCTTGGACCATATCATCCGCCCAAGAAATACGCTTCCAGTCTTGCCTGTTATGCTGGCGTGGCTTGATGACATTATCCATCCGATAGAATCCAGACTTGGCATAGCAGTCACGGCATACCTCTATAACTTCTTTAGTTACTGGATTGATACTGCCCGGACAAGTCTCCCCTGCTTGGAGGGACCATGATTTACCGGGCATCTTGCTTGCCTTGGACAACAGAACTGGCATGTTAGAACTCCTCCATTGCATTGTCAGACCAGAACATAGGTTCACTGTAACAGGACCAAACAGTAACCTCCTGCACAACAGGATCACCCCAGAAATCTACATCCACCTGATCACGGTACATGACATAGACTTTATCCCAGCCACCCATATCCTCCTCACTACAGTACTTCTTAGCCCAGTTAACGGCAGATGTTCTCCAATCTGTTTCGTGTAGGCAGACAGTATCATCCGTCTTTCTATCCCAGCCCATGATATAGAACATTATTCCACCTCCTGTATTGGCAGTGCAGATACCATACAAGTAACCCAGTTGTGCAGATCTTCCACCGCATACATAGCCTCGGATCTCTTGTACTTCCGGCCAGTGTACACCGTAGCCATCTTCAATAGCTTACTAATAGTGACTCCCCTTGTTGGGATAAGACCGCATTTAACATACAGCTTGATGCTAGTCTTGATCATGTTAACCCTGAACAGTTCAGTAGCATCTCGACCGACATAAGAAGTCGCTTCCTTACGGCCCTTACTATAGACGATGTATGAGTCTTCCATGTTATTCTCCCAATCCTTCAGATACATATGCAGCTACTGCCTTGGACTCATCGCCAGACATAAGCAGGTGCTTAAGGCTACGGATATCCCGCCCTGTTATCTTGGCTAATTGCTTCAGTGTCGTGTTGGGATTTGTATCGTACATCTCCCGGATTTCCTGAGGTGTATACCAGCGCATTAGATTTCTCCTGTTGCTGCAAAATAGAAGACCAAGATAGTGCCAGCCATGATTAGATACATCGCCACCGTCATCACACCACCCTCGCATCATAAACCCAATGGCTATAGTGATCATCAGGATCATGCTTTGCCATGACATTACTGATGTATTTACAGTATTCCTCCGCCTTCTTCTGACTAGAGCATACCTCACTGATATAAGTAGATTTAGTTGATAGCTTGAAAGCCATGACGATATAAACCTTGCGAGACTTAGGCATTTGATATTCCTCCCCTTATGCCACAAGCTTGTTAAGAGCGTTGAACAGTTCCTCAGGCACGTTGTCGTTCTCAGATCCTACGCGATCCGCAGCTTTCTTGACAAGCGCCTTGATAGCCTCTGCCAGATCCATAGGCTTGTACTCTGCTTCCGGCTTGTATTCCTCCGGTGACGTAGCAATCGCACCTTCGATGTTGGACTTCTTGGACTTGTCATAGACAAAAGCCTTCTGAGTATTATCCCAGTTAACTTTACCAAAATCCTCCGCCCATGACTTGAGCGCATTAGACCTCCATCCGCCCGGAAGGGCAGACATAAGCCTATTGAGCAAAGTGATATCACCATGCTTTTCGATATGGTTCAGGCACGACACCGCACAGATATGAATATCCTTTTGCAGCTTCGCACCACGGCTCTGGATTGACTTGATAGCCAGATCAATCGCCTTAACCTCAGTTATAAGTTTCATGATTACTTTCCTTTCTGTTACTTGCTTTTCGTCAATCCCTACTTGTTACCTAGAGATTGATAAAGAGCAAGTATACAATCCTTCTTATGTTTGTGGGTACTAGCCTTTTCGCGTTTGCGATTGCTTAGGGTTACTCGGTACTAGTGCGCGGC